TCAGTGCAATTGTACGAGAGACATATATGCACCTCTTCGCAGAGCATGATTACTTGCGAGACTTCGCTCACCAAATAGAAGCGGAGACTGAACCACCGATCATAGGAGACCTTGAACCGGAATCCGTGATTGAATCCACCTATTTTTTCTGTTAATGGCACGTATTATTCACAAAACCGAACAGCCTGTTATCCTTGAAGGTTATCAAGCTGTAATGAAGCCAAGTAAATTTGGCTATTCCCTGTCTGCTATTGTTGATGGCAGCATGGTTGAAGCCTTAGAAGATGATCGTATTAATTCTCTTGAATGGGCACTATCTAAACTAAAAAATCCTAAACGTTCTACCTTAAAACCTGAGCCATGGGAAGAAGTTACTGAAGGTCAATTCAAAGTTAAGTTTAGTTGGAATGAAGACAACCGACCACCTGTCGTTGACACCGAAGGTTCACCTGTCACAGACGAGAATACGCCCATGTATTCTGGTAGCCAAGTTAAGTTGGCGTTCTATCAGAAACCATACATTCTCAAGGATGGTGTTACTTATGGAACAAGCCTTAAACTGGTTGGTGTACAATTGGTGTCTCTCAATTCAGGAGCTGGTGTAGACACTGGCGATATGGCTGCTGAAGATGTAGCTGCCCTGTTTGGTAAAACTGAAGGTTATAAGTCTGCTGATCCTGTTGTCACTGTTATCCCGGAGAACATTTCTGATGACTTCTGATTTTCAATTTACTGTAGAAAAGGATGAGATCACTGGTATCTATAAAGGTACTCTGGATATCCAATTACCTCCCATTTGTGTCACCCGTTACAAGGCTGATAAAAATGATTTCAAGTATGAGATGTCTCGTGCTGTGACTGAGGTCGTGGAGGCTATCATCGAAAAAAACATGAACGATTAATGGCATTTAGATCCAAGCTAGAAGAAAAGGTAGCTGATCTACTTGTCGATCTTGGAATCAAATACGAGTACGAAACAACTAAAGTACGCTATATCATCCAACACGTTTACACACCTGACTTTGTATTACCGAATGGTGTCGTGTTAGAATGTAAAGGATACTGGGATCCTGCAGATCGACGTAAGATCAGGGCAGTAAAGGAGTTGAATCCTAACCTTGACTTGCGTATGGTTTTCCAGGCACCGTTCAATAAAATCAGTAAGAAATCAAAAACTACATACGCTAAGTGGTGCGAAAAGCATGACATCCCTTGGACATCATTCAAAAACATCCCCCTCACCTGGCTCATCTGAGTTTCTCTTTCATGAGTCATGCGAGGAGTGTGGATCATCAGATGCCAAAAGTATCTATGATGACGATCACACATATTGCTTCGTTTGCCATCATTATACGCACGGTGATGGTAAACCTTCTTTACACATTCACGAAACTAAACGTGTGAAAATAACAGGCTCAGCTCAAAGGCTGCAGAAACGTAACATCTCACAAAAAACATGTGAGAAGTACAAAATATACCGTGATGGTGAGAAGCTACGCTTTTACTATCATGACGAATCAGGCATTGTTAAAGGTGCCAAGGTAAAAACAAAGAATAAATCATTCTCATATGAGGGTGAGGTGCCTGGTACATTTTTCGGACAACATTTATACCCTACTACTGGTAAACGTATCGTCATCTTTGAAGGCGAGATGGATGCAGCTAGTGGTTCAGAATGTATGCCAGGATGGCCGATGGTTTCTGTACCATCTGGGGCTGCTGGTGCAAAGAAGGCTGTACAAAAACAACTACCATTGTTACAGGGTTACGATGAAATTGTCATATTTTTCGACAATGACTCACCAGGTCGTCAAGCAGCTGAAGAGTGTGCTGGTGTATTACCGCCAGGTAAAGTTAAAATTGCTCACATTCAAGGTGCTTACAAGGACGCATCAGACGCCCTCCAAGCCAATGACTCTGACGCTGTATGCAGAGCTATCTGGGACGCCAAACCGTTCCGTCCTGATGGTATTGTCGATGGTAAAACTCTTTTAGATCTTGTAACTACTCCGTCACCCGCTGCAGATCATGACTACCCATTTCAAGGATTACAATCAAAGCTTCACGGGATCAGGTATGGAGAGCTTGTTACAATCACTGCAGGATCTGGTATCGGAAAATCCTCATTCTGTCGTGAACTTGCAGCTAACCTTCTTGACAAGGGGGAACGGGTCGGTTATCTGGCGTTGGAAGAATCCAACCGTCGTACAGCCCTAGGGTTGATGAGTGCTCATGTAGGTAAATCACTGCATTTAGGAGAACATACTCATAAAGATCTTGTTCAGGCGTTCGACGCTACAATGGCTAATTGGAACCTTTATTTGTTTGACGGTTTTGGCTCTTACGATCCTGATGTTATCTATAATCGGATTGAGTATCTGGCATCAGGTCTCGACTGTAGAATTATCTTTTTAGATCACCTATCCATTCTTCTTAGTGGACTTGATGGGGATGAACGAAGAATGATTGACACCACTATGACTAAATTGAGATCACTGGTGGAACGTACAGGCATTGCTTTGTTTCTAGTGTCTCACCTCAAACGTACATCATCGGATCAAAACCATGAAGAAGGGGCACGTGTTACACTTGGACAGTTGCGCGGCTCTGCAGCAATTGCACAGCTATCTGACGCTTGCATTGGACTCGAACGAGATCAGCAGAGTGGAGGCAAACAGTCTGATACGACTGTTAGAATCCTCAAAAATCGATATTCAGGGGAAACTGGCATCGCATGTCAGCTAAGCTATGATCTACCTACCTGTAAATTCTATGAAACCAAACCAGAACCCGAGTTCAATGCAACAACAGACTTCTGAACTCAAACGACCTAATCAACCTACTACACAAGCCATTGAACGTGCTAAGTTTAAAGATAGGACATTCAAATGGACTGGGAAGTGAGTCTAGTCTTTGACATAGAAACAAACGGATTACTTTATGATGTTAGTATCATCCACTGTCTTGCTATCCATGATCTCTCGACAGACGAGACGATTGCGTACAATGATACTGGATCTAGTGAGCCAATATCAAGAGGCTTGCAAAGATTACAGGATTCGGACAGGGTTATTGGTCACAACATTATTGGCTACGATTTACCTGTTATTCGTACACTCTACCCTTGGTTTGGTAAGCCTGCTTATGTGGTGGATACTTTACTACTTAGCAGACTGTACCATCCGGACATGATTAACTTGGATAAGCAACATACCTGGGATGGTATGCCTCTTAAATTGTATGGCAAACACTCACTTGAATCTTATGGCTACCGATTAGATGAACGAAAAGGTGACTACGGTTCCACTTCTAATTGGGCGAACTGGTCCAAAGAAATGGAAAATTATTGTATACAAGACGTTCACGTTACCACCAAACTATGGAAACACTTTCAGCCATACCTGAATGGGTCACGCTAGAACATGAAGTCGCAGAAATCCTCACCAAACAAGAGTTACATGGATGGTATTTTGATGAACGCGCTGCATGGGAACTTGCATCAACTCTCCGACAAGAGCTTGAACAAACTTATCAACTATTACGTGACAGGCATCCTTACGTTTCAGGATCGTTGTTTACTCCTAAGCGAGATAATAGAACCCAAGGTTATGTCAAAGATGCTCCACTTACACGCCTTAAAGAATTAAATCCCACATCACGAGATCATATAGCATGGATCCTGCAAACATTTCATGGCTGGAATCCCACTCAAAAGACACCTACTGGGAAACCTATCATCGACGAACCAATACTGAAGGAGATCGGGAGCCAGACTGCCCTTGCATTCCTCCGGATTTTGACGATAACGAAGATGCTTGGAATGATCAGCGAAGGCGCGAACGCGTGGCTCAAGCTGAGTACGAGTGCTAAACGAATACATCACCACTGCAGCGTAGCTACTAACACTCATAGATGTGCTCACCGAAATCCAAACTTAGGTCAAGTACCATCAGATGAAAGATTTAGACGACTTTTTATACCAAGTCCGGGTTTTTCCATGGTTGGTGCAGATCTTAGCGGTATCGAGCTACGTATGCTTGCTCATTATCTTGCACGGTATGATGGAGGAAGATACGCAAAACTACTACTTGAGGATGACATCCACCAAATTAACGCAGACAAGATCGGTATTTCCAGACGACAAGTCAAAACAGTAACCTATGCTTTCTTGTATGGTGCAGGTGATGAAAAAATCGGACATAGTTATGATCCACAATTAACTACCAATGCAGCTAAAAGGAAAGGTAAAGAAATCCGTTCAGCATATGTTGACGCGGTTGAGGGACTTGGAGAACTACTTGCAGCTATTAAAAAAGCTTCAGAAAAAGGGTTCATCAAGTCTATCGATGGTAGAAAAATTGCGGTTGATTCACCTCACAAAGCGTTAAATTATTGTCTCCAGTCAGGGGCTGGTGTAATTGCTAAACGGTGGATGGTTATTAACCAAAAAACAATAAAAGAAGCACATATATGTGCAGCGCAACTAGGATTTATTCATGACGAGTTACAATTCGAGTGTGCCTCAGAACACATCAAAGATTTATCTACATCCTTGGTATATTCAGCTACAGCAGCTGGAGAATACTACAACATGCGAATCCGACTCGATGCGGAAGCAACCCACGGAAACAACTGGAGTGAAACCCACTAATGCTTTATTCAAAGAAAAACGGACAGGAGATTAAATCTACTAAAAAAAAAACAACTCAAGGTCAAGGTAAACTATCTAAACCAAAAGGTGATCGCAAGATAAGTAGGGGTCAGGGTAAATGACTACTTTACTGATCGATGCTGATTACATTGTCTATAAAGCCTGTGCATCAGCTGAGTATGACATTGATTGGGGCGATGATGTAATCATGGTCGGCAGTAAATTTAGTGAGGCATATGCTAATGTTACTAGAGAACTTAATAAAATTAAATCAGCTTTCTTCGATTCAGATGTTATTCTGTTCTTTAGTGATGCTATTAATTTTCGTAAGTCGGTTGAAGAATCTTACAAAGGGCATAGAAATCGTAAAAAACCTTGTGGATACAGCCGAGTAATTTACAAATTACATGATTACTATCGTGTTATCAGGATGCCACAACTAGAGGCAGATGATGCAATGGGTATTTATGCTACATCAAATGATGAATGTGTAATTGTGTCCCCTGATAAGGACATGAAACAAATACCTGGTACTCTATATAATCTAGATAAAACCTTTACAATAGACAAGCAATCTGGTTGGGAATGGTTTCTTATCCAAACTCTTGCTGGTGACAGCACAGATGGTTACTCCGGTGCACCAGGTTTTGGTGTAAAAACTAGCGTAAAATTTTTTTCTGAACATGGCTACACTTGGGATAGCGTTGTAAAAGCTTTTGAGTCTAAAGGTCTTACAAGTAACGAAGCACTACTCAATGCACGCTTAGCTAAGATACTAACTGCTGATGATTATGACTTCAAAGAGAACAGACCCATCTTATGGACTCCCTCCAATGCCAGTAACTGACATAACTTTAGAGCAAGAGTTTAAATTAAAAAGAATGGAAGAGCTGTTAAAACGGTGTCCTCCTGATCAAATGATTGAGTTGTTTATACAACTACAAAAAACTAACTTTATCCTTACCAACAACGTAGGACAACTATTAGCACAATGGCGCATCTCTCCCCTACTTATTACACCCGAGGATCAATTGAATGCTGGGACGCAATCAGAGACTGGCAATTAAACTATCATCTAGGTAATGCTGTTAAATATATTTGCAGAGCCGGTTACAAAGATGCTAACACGAAAGCGTCTGACCTTAAAAAGGCTATCCACTATCTTGAAAATGAACTCAACAACACAACATCTACAAAAACAATCACTCTCAGATCAAGCAATCCAATTCCGAACAGCGTATGGGATCCAGAACTCTACGGCGAGCCGGACTATGCAACGGGATTTGATCGTTGAAGAGTTTAAAGAATTTATGTATGCAGCAACCGAAGAAGGTTATGTAGATGAATTAAAAGAATTAGCAGATCTTGTTTATGTCTGTTTTCAATATGCAGAAAACATGGAATGGGATCTAGAGGAAGCATTAGACCGCGTTCATAAGTCAAACTTATCTAAACTTGGGTTAGATAATAAACCTATCCGAAGGTCCGACGGTAAGGTAATGAAAGGACCTAATTATAAACCACCTATTCTCGATGATCTTGTAAAATGAGCGAATTAATTTCTAGAACTGGTCGTGTTCAGTCGTGGATTGATGATCCCGATGGCCGATTGCCCGTGTCGTGCACGGTTATGAACGTATCAAATGAAATGGAAGGTCCCAATGGAATCGAAGCATCCTGGAAGTTCGCTAGTCACGCTCTCCGCAATGGCGCTGGCGTTGCAATCCACTTATCAGAACTTGACTACAGAGGCTTCACGAGAGACTCTGGCGTCGTTGCGAGTGGTCCTGTATCATTTGGACGAATCTATTCGGCTCTTAACGAAACTCTCAGAAGGGGCGGTAAATACAAAAACGGAGCAATAGTTCTACATCTTGACGCACAACATAATGATTTAAAAGAGTTCGTTACAACACCACGTGATGTATTACCTTGGGTCAAGCGTTGCGTTAACATCACACAAGAATGGTGGGATAATATGTCAACAGAGCTACGAGACTCGTTAATCAAAGGTATCAAGGCTGGTGACATTTGGTTAAACAAAGTTAAATACCAAGGAACACGACGCATCCGAGGTAATGTATGTCTTGAAGTATATTTACCTAGTCGTGGTACCTGTCTTTTACAACATGTAAACTTGGGGGCATGTAATTTTGATCAAATCCCTACTGCATTTGCAGAGGGTATGAAAGAATTATGTGAACTACACGGTAAAACTGGTGTTGGAGATACTGGTGAGTACCTACCATCAGAGACAGATCGTCAAGTTGGTCTTGGTGTACTAGGTCTTGCTAACCTGCTACGAAGATATGGTGTAAGCTATGAGCAGTTTGGTCGTGCTTTAGAGCAGTATAATAGTCATGATGTAAAAGCTACTGCTGCATACTCTCTTGTTCAGCAACTTGCTAATGGCATCCGTGATGCCTCTCTTATTGCACATGAGTACAATATGGTCAGAGCGTTTGCAATTGCTCCTACAGCGTCTTGTAGCTACCGCTCACAGGATTCTGATGGCTTTACCTGTACACCAGAAATCGCGCCACCTATTGGTCGTACTGTAGACCGTGATTCTGGTACCTTCGGTGTACAAACATATAACTATGGTGATGTAGAAATTGCCAGTAAAGTTGGTTGGGAAAACTATAAACGTGTTGCTGATGGCATCATGACTCTCTACCAATCCAGTGGACTTCTCCATGGATACTCATACAATTGGTGGTCAGATTTGGCTGTCATGGATGAAAAATTCATTGAAGAGTGGCTAAGGTCTCCACAAACCTCGCTTTATTATTCATTACAAGTAATGGGCGATGTTCAGGATAAGACCGATGCATATGCTGCTTTAGCCGATGTTGATGTTGATG